AAAACATTATCTGTTTAGTCAAGTTAGGTCATCATTTTTAAACATTCCGCCAGACGAAATGGCAATTGCGATATTCTTACCAGTTGCACGATTCAAGGGCGGTTCATTCGGAAACAGATAATGGGGCAAATCGATAAATTTAGAGCAGCAATGTCAAAGGCAAAAGGTTTTGCTAGACCATCAAAGTTTGCAGTCAGAATCAATCCACCTACATTGATTTCGACAATAGGTAATGCGTTCTATAATGCTAATGGCCAAACAGACGAAACTATTAATATTGAGTTCGCAAGAGCACATCAGGCTATCAGAGAAATGTATCAAAGTATGGGTAGTCAAATAGAATTATTTTGTAGTAGTATTGAGATGCCAGGTCACGATTTACAGACACAACAAGTGCAACACGGTTCTGCGCCTGTAAGAGATATGGTCACGAGTCATGGGTTTGAGGGTATGATTACTGCTTCATTTTATCTATCTGAAGATTTAAAAGAAAGACATTTCTTTGAACAATGGCAAAGACTGGCTGTCAATGTAGAAAGTCATAAGGCAAACTTTTATGATGACTATATTGGGTCAATGGAAATTTATCAACTATCTAATGGACTAGATTCGGGGTTACCTTTCCCGACATTCATTGATAAGGTATTTGATGTAGATATGGCAGAGTATGGTATCAGAGCATCTGAAGTGTACCCTGCAACACTAAGTGGTGTGGAATACAGTTATGAAAGTGGCAATCAAATTGCAACAATGGCTGTAGGATTTAACTATAGAGAATGGCGCAATCTAGGTGATGGTCAATCAAAACTTAGACCGTATTCGTAATTTTACATAATTAGGAGAATAAATTATGGCGTTACCAAAACTGACGACCCCAACTTATGAGTTGGAAGTACCATCAACAGACGAGAAGATAAAATATCGTCCGTTCTTGGTAAAAGAAGAAAAGATTTTATTGATTGCAATGGAGTCTGGAGAATCTGCTAACATAGTAAATGCAGTAAAAGATATTGTTAATGCGTGTACTTTTAACAAACTAGACTTAAAATCTATGCCTATGTTTGATGTTGAGTACATATTCTTACAGATAAGAGCAAAGTCTGTTGGTGAGATTTCTCATTTAAGATTATTATGTCCTGACGATAAAGAAACATATGCTAATGTTGATGTTGATTTATCTGAAGTCATGGTACAAGTTGACAAAGGACATAGTCCTAAGATTGAGATAACTGATGAAATGGGTATGGTTATGAAATATCCTACAATCGATTCTTTTAGTAATACCGGTATAACAGAGGTTAATGCTGAAAATATGCTAGATGTTATAACAACATGTATTGACCATATTTACGACAAGAAGGGTGAAGAAAAGTTTGATGCAAAAGACCAAACTAAGAAAGAATTGACTGAATTTGTTGAACAATTAAATACATCACAGTTTAGAGATGTTCAAAAATTCTTTGATACTATGCCTAAATTAAAACATGTGGTTACAATAGAGAACCCAAAAACCAAGGTAAAGACTGATGTTGCATTACAAGGACTAAATGATTTTTTCGCATAGCCCTTTCACATGAATCGTTAGAAAACTATTATCATACTAACTTTTCTTTACTACAACATCATAAATATAGTTTGACAGAGTTAGATGAGATGTTACCATGGGAAAGGGAGATATATGTTGATATGCTAGTAGAACATATCAAAGAAGAAAATAAAAAACAAGAAGAACGGGCAAACAGGAGATAAACAGTAAATGGCAATACCAGTATTCAACGAAGGCACAATGAGATATCACGACCCAGACACAGGTCGAATGGTCAAGAGCCCACAAGATAGTGAACCTGAAGTTGCAAGTTCAAGTCTTGGTGCTTCTTCTATTGTATCTGCTTTAAGAAACGAATTTAAAGGTCTAAATGCTCATCTAGCGTTTAGATTTGAGTCTGTCATTGAGGCAATACAAGGCACCGATGCAGACCGCAGAGATGAATTAATTGCTAGTGAGAATACTGATGTTCCCCCTACTATTGACTCTCCTACTGATACTGGTGGTAGAAGTTTTCTGGAAACACTACGAGGGCTGAACCCATTCAAAGACGGCATTGGCACTAAAACTACAATACTACTACTTACTGGTGCTCTATATGCTATAACACAGTTTGGCGATAAACTTATAAAACCTTTAGCATCATTCTTAGAATGGGCAGATGGTGACCCAGCAGAGAGTATTGGTGAATGGACAGAGAAGTTTAAAAAGTGGTGGGCCACAAAGTGGGAAAATGTAAAACTTTTTTGGGAAGAACAAAAACTCAAGTTTGAAGATATGAAAAAAGCATATGAGGACTTGAAAGAGTGGTGGGAACCTAAGTGGGCGTCAGTCGTGTCATTTCTTACACTTTTCAAAGATATGTTCACAGGTATTGATAACTGGATAAAATCATACGATAAAGACGATAGTGGTGTTTTAGAGTCTGATGAAATTGAAAAACTAGTAGATGATGTATTTAAAACAATCAAAGATAAGATATGGTCATTAACTGGAACTGTTGTTGAGGGATTAGTTGCTGCCTTAGGAATATACACAGTTGGCAAACTAGCAATGAAAACCTTATTTAGAACAGGCATAGGTACAGGAATTCTTGCTGGGTCAAGACTTGCTCCTCTTGCATTAGTTGGCGCAGGTTCACTGCTTGGTACGGCTGCAATTGTTGGTGTTATTGCTGCTGGTATATGGACATTGACTGATAATATTATGACAGCATATGATGATGCAATAACAGATCAGGCAGGAAATCCACAAAACTTTAAGGCAAAAGAATTTATAGCAAGACTTCTAGGTGGTGATAACCCTGAAGGCGGATGGTGGAACGCCCTTACAAATGCTTGGGATAAAGCAGTAATCGGGGCAGCGACCGGAGCGGCCGCAGGAACTTTCATTCCAGGCCTTGGTACAGTTGTTGGTGGTGCGGCTGGATTCTTAATTGGTGGTGTAGTGGGTGCAGTTACAGGCAAAGCAGGTTCAGATAAACTAAACCTGTGGATTGATGAAATAGGTAAGGACTCATTAAATGCCATAGACAGTATTGGTCAATTCTTCAAAAATTTAGTTGCTGGTATGAGAGGTGCAATCGACCCAGACACAACTTTCGAGGAAGCATATAATGAGAGTAAGTTTGAAAATCAACCTCTTGTTGATAGGCAGAGAAAGAACATGGAGGCTAAGATTAAAGAACTTGCTGCTAGTAATGAAGCAATTTCAGAGGGCCGAGAGAAAGCAATATTTGCTGAGTCGTTCATTTTTGGTGATAGTATGATACCTTTTGTTCGTAATTGGTGGAATAGCGAAAAATTCTTTGGTAATAGATTATCAGCAGACCCCGAAGGTGAAACACTTGAGGCATTACAAACAGAATTGCTTGAATTTGAAACAATAATGGCACAACAAAAAGAAAAGAAACAAAAACAAGAAATATTAAAAGAAGGCGTTAATGACAAGTATTATGATGGCGAGGTGCCTAAGATGTCAATACTTGATAATAGTAGCGACACTACAAACAATTTTGCTACTGCTGTAACTAACAAAATGGATGCAGATAATAATGCACCAAGTGCTAGATTGTTAGGTCCCGCCTTTGTGCCTGGAGGAAGTCCTTTATTAAACTTCTAACCTTTCTGTTTTAAGTGTTTTTCAGTCCAGATATCCCATATAATATTTCTATCATCACACCACTTGCGAGCAGCTGCGAATTTATCCCTATTCATGCGATAAGTTTTCATCTCATATAGAACTGTTGACTTCTTTTTGCCACGACCACCAACAGGGGGTCGCAAATCTTTTGATGGTTTTACTTCGATAAGATGAGTTTGCGTATTGCCTTCTGCATTTCTCACCTTAATTAGAAAATCAGGAAAGTACCTACGCACTTTCTTGCCCACACTATCGTAGTATGGTATTGCTACTTCTTCACTTGCCCATTGTAATACGCCAGGGTTCACATCAAAGTATTTCATTGCACGCCTCTCCCAACCTGAACGATAGATGATATTGTCTACATCACCCATATATTTGCTGGGGTTTGTGGGTGTGAATCTACCTTTATATTTTTGACTTCGTTCTGACATAATGAGTATAAATAGTTATATCAATATTTAGTAAAAAAGGACATAAACATGGCGTTCGGCGGAGATGCACAAGCAATTAGAGATATAAATGCTTTCATACAAAAGCACAAACCAGGTAGTGATTTAACTGTTCAAAAGGCATTTGGCGGCACCTCAGCACCTGCAACAGCAACATTGGGTAACGATACTGCACAAGCAAACCCTAATTTGACACCAACAAGTTCCCTTAATGATGACCCAATGAAATATCGTTACATATCATACCCAAGAGATGTAACACGAGATATGGCAAATGGTCACTACATGTTGTTCTATGTTAATGTTCAGAACAAATCAGGGTATGAGTACATAGGTCAAGATAGTAAACCTGTTGGGGGCGTTGTTGAGAAAAGAAGTAGTCGTATGGACACAGAATATGGTGGAACAGGCGAATTTCAATACATCCCATCAGATGATGCAGACTCAGCTGAATATCAGAGGGCATACGATAGAGTTGCAAAAGGGGGACAAGGTAATATTCTTAGAGAAGATGAAGTTTTCTTGACTCCTAACTCAAAATATATGAATTCTAAGTATGGTCAAATGGGTGGCATAAATTCAAAATTCAAAACAACATCACGAATAACAGATTCCGTAGCACTATATCTACCACCGAATGTACAAGACAACACATCTGCTGGGTACAACGATATGTCAACAGGTATTGTTGGTCTGGTTGCTGCTGGGGGTGGTGCCTTTTTAGATGCAATGAGAAGAAACGACTATCAGGCAGCTGCATCTCAATTAATAGGAGGAGTTAAAGCAATATCCCAAGAGGCACTAAGGGGTGCTGCTGGGTCATTTGTTGACGCCCTTACCCAAACAGAGGGTAGTGCCGACTTAGCAAACAAAATATTTGGTCAGGCGACAAACCCATATATGGAAGTAATGTTTGATTCTATGGCAATGAGAGAGTTTACATATAACTTCACATTCGCACCAAAGAACGCACAAGAAAGAGATGATGTACAAGACATTATCAAACTATTCAGATTTCATATGGCACCTGAACTCAAAGGCGCACAACATAGATTCTTGACATTACCATCTACATTTGATATTCACTACATGTATCAACACAGTAAAGATTACGCTTCAGAGAATAACTTCTATAGTAAGATTGCGACCTGTGTTTTACAAAATGTTAGTGTAGATTATACACCAGGCGGTGTCAAGTCATTTCAAGATGGTTCGCCTACGCAAATCTCTATGAGTCTATCGTTCAAAGAAACAGAAATGCTCAACAAACAAATGATTAACGCAGGGTACTAATGGCATATTCAGAACAAGTAATTGACCACTACGAGAACCCACGCAATGTCGGTAAGATGGATACGACAGACCCGTCAGTAGGCACTGGCATGGTCGGGGCACCTGCGTGTGGTGATGTCATGAAACTACAGATAAAAGTCGAAGGAGGCGTCATTGAAGATGCGAAATTCAAGACTTACGGGTGTGGTAGTGCAATTGCTTCATCATCCCTGTTGACAGAGTGGGTAAAGGGTAAAACATTAGAAGAAGCAAAAGAAATTAAGAACACGGATATCGTAGAAGAACTCAGTCTACCGCCAGTAAAGATACATTGTAGCGTACTGGCTGAAGATGCGATTCGGTCTGCGATTAACGATTATACAAACAAGAATAGGGTACACAGATAATGGCATATTTTTCTCATTTTCCTCTGATGGCATATGATGTCGCAGGCGATAAGAACTACAAACTACTACCAAACATAATTAAACGAGTGAAACTTCGTTCAGGTTTGCGTTCAGGTTCATTTCTATTTGATGATTATGATGTAAAAGATGGCGAGAGACCAGAAGATGTTGCGTTCAAATGGTTTGGTGATGCTCAACTACATTGGGTGATACTGATGACGAACAATATCACAGACAGATATTATCAATGGCCGTTGACACAACCACAGTTTCAAGAGTATTTGAAAGACAAGTATGGTGCAGGCAACGAAGATGCAGTACATCATTACGAGATACCTCAGTCTAGTGGCCCAACATCTGGTAGTGGTCCTAGTGATTATTCACACATGGTAGAGTGCAATTCAGACGAAGATAACCCTAGTATCATATCAAACAGAGATTACGAACAAAGAATACAGGATAAGTACAGACAGATACGCTTATTAGACCCAAAATACTTAAACACATTTGTTGAAGAATTTGATAACCTTATAAAGGGATAAACAATGGCAGAACATATAGAATTTGCTGGTGATTTCAAACTAGATAGTATCATCATTCACAACCACGATGATACTCTAGCAGTAGATATTAAACGACTAGTTGTTGAATTTAACATCTATGAAAGTATGTTTTCTAATGCATTGACGGGCACATTGGTCATTGCAGATAGCACAAACCTCATAAATAAATTGCCTGTACAGGGTACAGAAAGACTTACATTCAAACTGAGTACACCAGGCAGTCCAGGTATAGATTGTACAGAACCAGGACACGCTATGCATGTCTATGCTGTATCAGATAAACAGCAATCGAGTGATGGTCAAGAGGTTTACACGCTACATTTTGCGAGTAGAGAGTTCCTTCGTAACATAAGAACACGAGTAAGTCAGTCATATAGTGGGCGAATAGACCAGATGGTGGCATCTATCTTTGGTGATGAGAACTACCTAGACAGTAGAAAAACACTAAAGGTACAGAAAACGAGAAACCAAGACAAGATAGTTATACCTAACATGCACCCATTTCAAGCGATTAATATGTTGCAAAAGAGAGCAATGGCGGATGATAGTAATAGTGTAGGATATTACTTCTATGAAACGCCTAGAGGGTTTCATTTTCGTAGTTGGGAATCAATGTGTGTTGATGCAAGGGGCAACCTAAGAGAGGTTAAACAGTCATTTGAGCATATGCAGACTAACATGACGGACGAGAGTGCATATAGTGATAAAAAGGACAAGATAACACACGAGTATCAAAATGTGGAAGATTTCAGATTCATCAATAGTTCCCACGATGTCGCTGCCAATCAGGCTGCAGGCACATATGGTCACCGTGTTATAACACATAATCTATTTGATAAATCATACAAAGAAACGAATTATCACTATCATAACTACTATGGTGACACAAAACACGCAGATGGTAATAAGGTCCCTGTTGTAGATACGCCTATTGACTTTGACGATAAGGGTATAAGTGATTATGCAGAGTCAAGAGTTTCGCTTATAGCAACAACAAGATTCGCTCATAACGAAGATTCAGGTTCATTTGGTGTAGATGTAGAACAAGACGGATTGAATACAGCCGCAAGAGTATCACAAACAAACCAAGTCTTAGGTGGCACTATACTAGAAATGACTATCAAGGGGCAATCATACCTAGAAGTAGGTGATGTAGTACAATTCAACCTACAGACAGTAGAAAACAAGAAAACATCTAATGGTAAGTTTGACCCACAATACTCTGGGCGATACATCATCACGAAGATAAGGCACAGAGTAACACAAGAAGAATATTTGAATGTTCTTGAACTAGCAAAAGATAGTGTCGCTAATAGATATCCATCACGAAGATTAGCAAAATACCCAGGCAATAAGGGTACAAAAGATAAAGGCAATATAAAAAACATAGACGACATATACGACTCTCACATAAGTAGAAACAGGGGGTATATGAGCCGTAGATACGACTAACCTCTCAAACCCTCAGTTTCTTAGAAGATTTTTCCCAGCCGCTCTCCACCCAGTTCTCTCACCGACTCAGAGTATAAATAGCCATAGACAAACAATAATAGGAGATAATTATGGTTTGGAGGATATCAAAAGAAAGAACGGAAAAAGAAATAACAGATTTACAAAAGACTGGTCTATATGGCACAGGTATTATACTCACGCTCAGTTTTCTAGCGTGGGCAATAGAACACATAAGGATAATATGAAAACATTTAAACAACTCATAGGCAAAGAATTACCTATCATAGACGAAGAAGAAATAAACGAATTAGGTCCTGCTGCTATGAAAAGAAGAGCAAGAATGAGAGCTCGAATGAACACATTAAGTAAGAAGTATGGGGACGCACGAAAGGCAGGTATACATCCCAGCAGAGTGAGTCAAAGACATAATAAGATGACCGTGAAGAAATCATGAGAAAGTATATTGCGTTAGCACTATGTGCCATGATATTATCTTCATGTGCATTGTTAAATAAAGGGGTCGCAGTACCAGTCCCAACAGAAGATATTAGAGGGTAAATGTATGGATAAATTGATATTATATGTGGTGTCTAAGATAGCATATCATGTAGGGTTTGTCTATTATTATATAAAAGGTTTAATATTGCGTAGATGGTAAACCCTTGTAGAATATGAGGAATATACGAATATAGAGTATGTAGAGGGCGTTAGTGTTCGAGAAAAGCGAATAAACATTAAATGCCCGGAAATAACAGGTACCGAGTGGTATAAAGTCCGAGAGGTATCGAAGCAGGAGAACACAGAGTATGTCGGAATTTATGGGAAAGAATGGGTTTCAATGGTTCGTTGGGGTGGTCGAAGATAGACAAGACCCTAAGACATTGGGGCGTCTGCGAGTGAGGTGCCTAGGGTATCACACAGAGGACTTGATTAAACTCCCAACGAGTGACCTGCCGTGGGCCCATGTGATGAACCCCATTACTTCTGCTACTGTGAGTGGCATTGGTCAGAGTCCATTAGGGGCAGTCGAAGGGACATGGGTGGTTGGTTTCTTCCAAGACGGGGGCGATGCTCAGCAACCGATTGTCATTGGCACATTGCCTGGAGTTCCCTCGACACTCCCTACAAAGGGCAACAACAAGGGGTTTCAGGATGAGGTTCACGCTAACTACCCTAAGTACACAGAAACGGATGTGAATCGTCTGGCTGTCAATGATAGCGATAACCCTCATATGTCCCTCACCATTAGGCAAGCAGACAGAGAACAGAACATTGGTCGTGCAGACTTTAACCCTGTAGACATACGAAGAGCGAACTTAACGCCCGCCACACTAGAGGGCGATGATGGTACAAACTTCTCAGAACCTACTGCACCATACAACGCAGAGTACCCACACAACCATGTACACGAGAGTGAGGGCGGCCATATAAAGGAGATAGACGATACTCCATCCCACGAGAGAATACACGAAAGGCATGCGAGTGGTTCAGGGTACGAGATAGGCCCTGATGGCACAAAGGTCACCAGAGTCAAGGGAGATAACTATGACCTAGTAACAGGGGACAACTTCGCCCACATCAAAGGCAACAGTAGTACAACCTCTGATGGTGGTATCAGAGTCTTTGTCAATGCAGACGCTACGAGTAACTCTAACTATACAATCGAAGTAGGTAACAACTCTCATGTAAACATACAAGTCAATAAGGGTAATATAAACCTAGTAACAACAGAGGGCGACATCAACCTAAAGAGTGGTAAGAGTATAGTCATGGATGCTGCTCAAGGCATTCACATGGCTGCACAGACATACTCAGCAGAGATAGATGGCAACTGGGTAGAGAAAGTAACAGGCACAAATACAAAGACAGGGTCTAAGATAAATCTGAACTAAAGTCGAGGGGTCAAAAACTCAGCAGTACCCGCTAAGTACTCTAAGGGATCTGTTAGGGCATAGATAACATCTATAGACCGCTGTTCTAAGTTACCCTTATAGAGAAAAACTCAAATGTTTCCTATACAAAAATAATCAAAATTTTTTTCGCAATCCAAAAACATGAAAATACTAAAATCACTAGGTAACGCAATCGACCCTAACTACTGGGCAGAACGCATAGGCACTAAGACTGGTGCATACGATAAGGCACATAACTCTAAACTCTCTACATGGGCAAGAGGACTCAAAGGATGGAAATGGTGGGCATGGCAACTGGGACCCTGTGTTCTACTCTTTATACTCATAGAGAAAGGTCTGAATTATGCCAATCTGACAATGTTGCC